ATGTCGCTCATGTGGAGACCAATGCCACCGCCATACTTGGACAACTGGGCAACGTCCCCAAGGCACTTGAAGATGTCAGTAAGAGAGTCATTGCAGTGAACCAGGAAGCAGCTTGCCAGATTTGCCTTCTTGAAGCCAGCATTGAAAAGAGTGGGGCTCGCGTGGGTAAACTTGCGCCGGGAAAGAGCGTCATATGTCTCCTTCACGCGTTCAATGTCAGAACCCCAGAGCGCAATGGCAACACGCAGATAGGTGTGCTGGGGGCGCTCAATGATTTTAGAGTCAACCTTGGTCAGATACAAACGCTGCATCGTGGAAAACCCAAAGTAGTCAAAGTCAAAGTCCCGATCATAGTCAATAAACCCCTGATATTGGTCACCATAGGTATGGACAAGGTTCATGAACTCATCGCTCAGGAGGTGCTCAAGTTTGGAGTATGTATCAACAATGCTGTCAGAAGTCTGCTTCTGCAGGTTGGAAATAGCAATCCGAGCTGCCAGGATGCCATAGTCGGGGTTCAGAGTAGTAAGTGAAGCAGCCTTGTCGGCAGTGAGGTCATCGAGCTGGACTGTGGTGATGTTGTCGACAATTGAAGCACAGATGCTGGCAACAATTCGGGAGATGTCAACAGCCAGACCATTTTGCGCACGAGATCCCTTGTGTGTTGGCTTTCCATTCTCGGGCCAACACAGACGAGAAATACGAGTCATGATCTTGTCGAAGCTAACAGCTTCCGCGGAACCATCGCGCTTGATAACGTTCATCCGCATCTTGGTGCTTGAGAACATCAGAGAAAATTTTTGTTTCAATTCTTCGCGTTCCTTAAATTAACTTGGCGTCGATATGTATGTCATTTTACCCTGGTGTAAACGTTACATAAATAAAAAAATCTGTAGAGTTAAAAAGAATGTGGCACAAACTGAAGGAATTTTTTAAAGCGTGGGAAAACTATCTAAACGAGAGGAACACTGTACCAACTAATATGAGTTGGCAGATGGCCGGCGAGGAGCCATCAGCAATTGTCAAGTAATATACATTTATATCGACAAAACTGTGATTATAAAGAACTCGTACCTTGTAATAAAAGATACATGGAAGAGACGCTAGAATACTATTTCGAAGACGAAACGCATGTCATCTTCGAAAAATACACAATAGACACGCTCGGTATCATCAAGCACAAAAAGTCAGGAAAGATACCGAGTTACGGAAAAGGAAAGTACAATGTTTGTGGTGTGGTCGACAACGATGGAAAACAGCGTAATATAGGAGTTGCTCGCGCGGTAGCATCTACGTTCTTAGGGAAGCCACCGACATCTGAGCACACAGTCGACCACATCATGAGCAAGCAAAAGAAGAATGATGCGCTGACAAACATCAGGTGGTTGTGCAAATCGGGCCAGACCAATAATCGTATAATGCCAGAGTCTCTCAAATCGGCATTTGTCGTTGTCAAGAATAACGTTGAGAAGACCGTGAATGAGTGGGTCAAATGTATGAATGCCACAAAGATGCCAAAAGAACGTGAGTTCACATATGGCATGATCAGAATGTACGCTCAAAAGAAGCAGCGCGGATTTGCATACAAGGAATATCCCAATCTTGAGGGAGAGGTTTGGAAACCAATAAAGGGATCAAAAACAAAACGAGGAGACTATTGGAAGATCTCGAACATGAATCGCGTGAAGTATATTACAAATCATGCAGAAAATGTCCTGTCTGGAAATCGCTTGGGACGTAATGACAATGGGTATCCTGTCGTCAGAATCAACGGGAAAAAGTGTTATTGCCACACCATGGCGTTTGCGACATTTCATGAAGAACTGTGGACCGCAAAGGAGCCGGAAGAGATGGTCCTCCACGAAGATGACGACAAGGAGGACTTCCAGCCTCATAAGCTCAGGCTCGGCACCGCTTCCGACAATGGCAAGGACTCTCACACCAATGGAAACCGCGATGGCACAAAGACCGCGCAGATGAAGTGTGCATCGTACATCAATGGTAGGCATGAAAAAGATCATCTTGGTCAAAGTGACGCCGTCAAGTATCTAAAATCTAAAGGATATTCTAAAGCAAGTAGTTCTCATATAAGCGAGACGCTCTCTGTTTCTGGAAAGCGCAAAACAGCATACGGTCGCACGTGGCAGAAGATCGAGTGATGTGTCACCGTTTTATAAGTCTTGCAACTTTTCTGACTCCTCCTTTCTTTGCAATATCGGCACGAATGTAACAAACGGACGACCTTGCAACTGCGTTGAAACACAGTTCGCGCCCAATTTGATTTGGTCGAGCATTTTGGAAACGGCACGCCCCAGTGTTTATGCAGAAAGATTTATTTTGTTCCCAATTGTATTTTCCAAGTGCGCATGGCATATCACGGATAACAGACGAGGACCCTGCCATTGCGGGGTCTGCAGACTTTGCCGTCCATCCATTGTAAACATATCGTTCGCCATTGCAAGTGACACCAGCAATCGCATGGGCAATGCTACATGCCTGCGTTCGCAACTCAGCTCCTATGATGCAAGAATCCAGGATATACATCACGCCATTGTATTTAATGACAGGCGCGTGAGCATTGGGATTGTAACCCGCAACAGTTCCAAGTGATGGAGTAGGAACTTTTATCAGAGTCTGCACATAATCTTCTCCAGAATCACGGTGGAACATCAATACTGCTGGTTTGTTGGTGTCTATAAACACCCCTCGGATACCCATTGTCTGCATGGACCGCGCCCATAAATTAGAGTCAAGAGGAAGATCAACGTTGAAACCAGAATACAACAAACTTCCATTTACAACTCCAATAGACAGATGAGGCACTTTTAGGAATGCTAGCAGTGCGTGCTGATAGGGAGCGTAATGCGCTTCGTCTGTCCCGTTCTGCATAGCGGAGAAGTAATCAGGTCGCGCCTTCCGGAGGTCCATCAGAAATTGACGCGGTTGCATATGGTTAACAACACGACTTGAAACTTTACCAGTCTCGTAACCTTTCAGTACCTCAAGCATCGCAAGCGAAATCTCACGAGAACTTGGGTCCCTGACCAAACGCTGAGCGTGTGCCTTGACAACTATGCGCATGTTTTGACTATAAAAAAGAGTAGTAAACACGGCTGCAAACCAGCAAATTGCACCTTCTTGTTTTGGAGTATACACTTTGGAACAAGAAGATGCCCTGGTCTGAATTGTGCTTTTCTTTGTTATGGCATACACACGCCCTTTGTCGTTCTTTATGGTTTCGCGAACAACTTTCTTGATGCCAACAGGACGGGCGGCGGGCTTCTGCAACCTTGTTTCCGGAACACGCCGTGGTACAGCAGTTTTTTTTGCCCGTGCATCTAACATCATGGGCATTGGTCTGCTGTCTCTTCTTGCTTGGAAAGCACGGCCTCGAGAGGCAAGCTGTTGTTCCTGTAACTGACGCCTGCGCCTTTCCTTTATGAGTTCTCGAGATTTCAAATCCATTTACATAAACCAATATTTTAAATATCATTGCGAACAAGTATTCTTTCGAAGATTTCCACAACAACTTCCCCAGGTTTAGCACGCTTCCTTTTCTCCACATTCGAAACATTCGTGTAAATTACGCTGGAGTTCCCCACGGGGGCTTTTGACAACTTGGCTGCGAGTTCAGCTGCGTATCGTATGACGTCCTTGGTAACATTTTCTGAATTTCTAATCAACACATGACTTCCCGCGACACCCTCGGCGTGGAGCCACATGTCGCTGCAAGACGCTGACAACGTGAGAATGTCATTTTCGCGCGCACTCTGTCCTGCATCTATGGTATACCCCTGGAAAGAAAACGACTTCATGTTTACAATAAGAAAACAGAAGCAACAGTTATATACTAACGCAGAAACCTGGGTCAAACAAGAACACGTTAAAATATCCTAATTTGGATGTTATCTTAAGTATTACAAACATGGCAGCGGTCCCTAAGACAAATCTGGTGATGACAGTTTCAAAAACATCATCATGGAACGGGGGGTACGACGGAGTGTTCACTCTGGAGAACAAGAATGACTATGATGTTCTGCAGTGGAGCGCCACATTTGATTTCCCTGCAAATGAGGAGTTCACGTGGATGTCAGAAGGCGACATTACTCGTAAGGGAACGAAGTGTACCTTTCAGCCAAAGGACTGGAACCAGAAAATCCCAGCAAAGACAACAAAGACAATGGGTTTTGGGGGGAAGGAAACGCTCCCAGACAAACTAAAATACAAACAGATACTTCCACTCGTGGGGAAGGATCCTAGTCTGGACAAACGTGGCTCTTGGGGGGCAAAGAACATTGCGCCATATGTGGACGCGTGCGCGTTTCCCACGCCTGATTTACCCGCTGTGAGCAAGGCAAGTGGTCTCAAGTTTTTTACTCTCGCTTTCATCACCGCAGACAGCGATAACAAAGCAAGCTGGGCAGGAGTCATCCCCCTCGGCACTCAGCACATGTTGGACCAGGTCCGCCAAATCAGGACAGCGGGCGGCGATGTTTCTGTATCTTTCGGAGGTGCCAATGGAATCGAACTGGCAGATGCCATCGAAAACTTGGATACACTCATTGCAGAATACAGTAGGGTAATTGACCTATACTCGCTCACTCGCATTGATTTTGATATTGAAGGAGGCGCAGTTGCCAACGCAGATGGAGTAGACAGGCGTAACAAGGCAATTGCAATCCTGAATACCAAATATCCAAAACTTCAGATTACATACTGCTTACCAGTGTTGCCCACGGGTCTTGCTCTCGCAGGAGAACAACTGGTCCAGAATGCACGAAAGAACAATGTGTCAATCGAGTCGTTCAATGGCATGTCAATGGACTTTGGCGACTCTGCTGCCCCCGAACCAGAAGGCCGCATGGGGACATATGTCATCATGTCGTGCGAACACTTGCGCACACAAGTTCTTTCGGCAGGATTTGGTGCACCAAAAATAGGCACCATACCTATGATTGGTGTAAACGATGTCCAGTCCGAGGTGTTCAGAATTACAGATGCCAAGAAAGTATACGACTTCTTCAAGAAAACGCCCTGGATGACATACGTAGGATTCTGGTCAACAAACAGAGACCAACCCGGTCCAGGACAAGGAGCAAATCCATTTACATCTGGCATCAAACAGAAACCTTATGATTTCAGTAAAACTTTCCTGGGCGCAGATGTAAAGGACGTGGACCCAAGCCCAAACAAAGACCCAACACCACCATCTGTTCCAGATATACCGGACGTCCCCGATACTCCATCCGAAACACCATCTAAACCAGCTGCAAGGCCAAATGTTAACGCTGAGTGGAAAAATGTGTCCGAGGAGTTTGTCAATAGATGCAAGGCAGGTGAGGACTCGGACGAAGTGATCAAGGACCTTGGTCACAGATACGTAGGTCTTGGTCCCATCAACAGAAAGGCTCTCAAGAGTCTTTTAAAGAAAACTCCTCACGACAACACCCCCAAAGATTTGAAAACTGGAAATGTTGCTGTCATTTGACCCAGGAGTGGAAAATGTCTATTTGTGTTTTGTCAAGACAAAATAATATACCAAACAATTAAAAATGAAGCACACCGTCGAACTGTTCTCGGATTACCGCCTGGAAGACAAGGTTGGCAAGGGCACCTTTGGTGAGGTGTGGTCTGCCATCAATATTGAAACAAGGGAAAAGGTGGCGATAAAGATGTCGACAACGCCCAAGGGCCCGGCTATCTTGCTAGCAGAATACAACATGATGAATTCACTGGACCACCCTAATATCATGAAGGCAAGTGCTATCTATCACAGCGCGGCGTCAGCCCACATTATCATGCCATTTTATGAGGCAGATTTGTTCAACTATACCATGAACAACGAAGGGCTGATCAAGGAAAAGACGCTTAAGGTCATTCTGAACGACATCTGCGGGGCAATCAAGCACATGCATGACAAGGACGTTGTTCATCGGGATATCAAACCAGAAAACATTATGATGGACAGCGACTGCAACTTTGTGCTGTGTGATTTCGGGTTTGCCGAAAAAGAGGATTACATTACCACTTCTAAACTTATGGGAACATTGGCTTTCCTCTCGCCAGAAGTCATCAAGGGTTTTCACAGAGACAATGAGGCAAAGTTCACGGTGGGAAAGCCAGTGGACATCTATGCCCTTGGCATAACTCTTTTTTCCATCGCCACTAAGACAAATGCAGTCCCCGATATGTCAACCAAGAAGATGATGCGGTATCTGGAAGACCCCGATATGCTGGACGAAGTAGACAAGCTCAAGAACCGCTCGGAAAAGTTTAAGAGTCTCCTCCGAGGCATGCTTGATCCAAATCCCATTTCTCGCCTCACTGTTGCAGAAGTCATGACTCATGATTTCATGACATCTGTGTAAAATTTTATATTTTCTTAGCATATAAATGCGCGTATTCTTGTTCATTGTAATAGCAGCTCTTCTAGCACTCACGATATACTTATGGAGGAACAAGAACACTCAAAAATGCGATTGCTCAGCGGCCATCGATGAGGGATATGACTTGGGGGTTGTAGATGGCTTGAACGCACTGGAGGACGAACCTGCAATCGAAACATATGGCAATATGGACGAAGAGACATCGTATGATTGCTTGTACAGACCAAGAGAGACACCCGATGGCGGGGCAACATGGAAATGCAGGGATGGTTGGAAAGATACTGGACTAAACTGGGGGGACCCTGATGGCGGGATTCGCCAGTGCATGCAATGCAAGGGAGCATACCCGAACTTGAAGGGGGGTAACTCTTCACCAGCAACATCTACAGCAGCATGCCCGGCAGGGTTCATTCATAATGGACAGGAATGTGTCAAGACATCAAGTGCTGCTGGAAAATCTGCTCAGAAAAAGCTTCTGGAAAAACGCAAAGCAGAAGCCAAGGCAAAGGGCGTCGACTGGAAGACCGGACGCGCGTTTGACGATGGTGCAAAGAAGTACCAACAAAAGACAGGTTCCAAGTTCGTGAGACCATCTGGAGGCGTATGCCCCAATGAGACTACAATGGTCCCTTCTGGTAAGTGGGGAGGGTGGTGCCAACGGTCAATGGACTGGTATCAAAAGTATCGCGGCAAGGACAGCAAATCCGGAAAACTGTTCACTTGCACCAGTGGCCGTGTAGCAGTTGGCAACACATGCATCTGCGGAGATGGGAAGATCTGGAAAAACGGCAAGTGCATGTGCGACAGCTCTCGTGGGCTGAAGTGGAACAACTCCGAGAAAAGATGCACAACCGGCGGAGGGTCTTCCGGAGGTGGCAAATCAAGCTCGTCAGGCGGCGGTTCATCATCCAGCGGGTGCAAACCAGGGCAGATTAAACGCGCATCTGATGGTAAGTGCGTCTGCAACCCCCCAACCAAGTGGAACGGCTCTCGTTGTGCGTAATCATCTAGCAAATCACTTTCGTCGATATATTTTTATATCGACAAAAGTGTATACAAAACAAGATGTGTGATTTAATATCAATGGATATTCCAGCAGACAAGACATTTCTGTCAATGACATATAAGTGTTCTACATGTGGTTTCGAAACAAATCATTCTGTCAATGGTTCTCGACACAAAAAGTCTGTAAGATGCTCTAATCCCCAGATAGAAAAGGTCGAGCGAACTGTGATGGATGTCAATGATGTCAAGGAAATGATGAAATCTAAATCAGTGGATGATTATCTTGAAGAATTGACTACAATTATTGCTACAAAAAATGATGAGAATGACAAACTTAATAAAATTATACAGCAACAGCGGAAAACATTACTGAAGATTTCTGAAACGTATGATTCGGAGAGTGATGACGAAGATAATGAGGATGGTGTTGGTATAATTTATTACATCACCGATAAAGACTTGCCATCACGCGGAAAGATTGGTCGCACCAAGAACACGGATTTGAAAAAGTTAAAAAGTCGGTATTCCACATTTTCAAAACCTGGAATAATGTGCTTCTATTCTACAGACATCAAGAAGGACGAAAATGACCTAAAAACCATGCTGAGAGAACATGATTGTATGGATGCCAGTATTGGAAAAGAGACTGTGGTAAACTGTGCCGAGACAAGAGCATTGTTCCACGACTTTGCCAGTCGTTAATCATGTGAACATTGTCTATGAAAACTAATTTCAAAAAAAAAAAAAAAAAAAAAAACAACTACATCTTACCAAAAAACTATAGCACCGCATTAGTTTACTACACCTTACTACATCTTACTACTTGTAAAATAACTTAAATAAATTGTATATTGATATGTCAGAATGAAAATATACAAAACAACTATTTATACTTGTGGTTGTGGTTATGACACTTTAAGTAATGGTAATGCAAGTAAGCATAAAAAAACAAAGTGTGGACAGGAGATGGTATCTGTAGTGAGAGAGTTTGTCCTCAAAGAAGATTATGACCGTGATGTCAAAGCCCCAATGAATGTGGTGAATGGCAACGTAGGGGTTATTGACCAGTCTGTTAACAGTATTGGACAAAATATCACCATTAATCTTGTCCTCCCAGAGAAGTCTGTGGTGTCGTCTATCTATGACGCGATCAAGAACCAGGAATGTCTCGATGAAATCCGACACGCGGATGCCCAAGACATACCGGCAATATTGTTCAAGTACACGAGAGGCACGAAGGCAGAGCAACAGATTATAAAGTACGACTCTGACAAGAACGTCGTGAGACACAAGGACCCAGTTACGGGAAAGGATGTCTCAAAGGAACTGAAAAAATACAGAAATGAATACCTGGCAGATAATGCAGATGTGTATGATGACGATTTCCACATTCCATACATGCCAGGGTACATACAGAAAGCCATGAAACAGCTCACAAAACCAGAGTTTGAGACCGGGAAGAAGAAGGACGAACCAATTCCCGCATCGGAAGTGATAAAGATTTGTGCAGCAGGGGATCACAGGATGTACAAATTACCACACGAAACCAAGAAATTTTACACACAAGTGGCAAATAATATTGACAAAGAGATAAAGTCTACTACGTGATCACAACGTTATGAAAGCTGGTTTTGTAGCAGCATATGTTTTACCAAGATTGTTGATGTCTGTTTTGAACCCGGACTCTGCCCACTTCAGGAATGCAGTCATGTACAATGAGCATGCGTCATGTACTGCCCATGCCACTAACATCGCCTGTGTGATGCCAGAATTCCAGAACGAAAGCCGGGTCTCTGGAATTTTCACATCCTTCCCAAGAGCAGCATACCACTGCCTGTTTGCCTTTGGATCTTTCAGAACATCTCCCGCAGCATTTATCATGCCACTCTTTCTGAGAGAGTCGGCTATTCTTTTTGAGTTTTCAAGAGAAATAGAAGCCATCTGATTGTAGAAGAAGTCAGGAGTTATCTTTCGCTTTGGAGAAACGAGAACTGCTGCTGGCTTCCCAAACTTCCTTAGAGCCCCGGCTTTCTTTTCTGCTTCTGCCTTTTCCTTTGGTGTCGAGAGAACTGTCCAAAGAGAAGCGGGCGTCTTGTTGGAAGGATCTGCTGATGTCGCGCTCTCGTTAAACATTCCATCGCACTGTATGAAGCCTTTGGCAACAAGACGCTGTGCCATCCCACCACCCGCAGAGCAGCCACCAATGTAAAGAGCCTTGTTTTGAATGCGCAAGGTATTTCTCACCTGATTGATTACTGCCTTGGTGGTATCTGGATCGGGACCATTCTGAGAAAAGCACCCAGTCTTCTGGTTCTCTGGAGACACATACAAAATTGCATACCCTGCTTTCAGACTCTGTTTTGTTCTTGACACATCCTCTGGCATGCCATAGAACCTGGGATTTGCCGATGGCGGCCATCCTCCATAAATAGATCTGGCGCAACCATGTAGGAAAACAACGAGACCCTTGGGATCTTTAGGAGACTGATAAGCATGCTGTTTGCCACCTACGTTTATGAGCACTGGTTTTAACCCTGCATCTGATCTATTTCCAGTTGGGACAGGGACGGGTTTGGGGACAGGAGTGGGCTTAGGGACAGGAGCGGGCTTAGGGACAGGAGCGGGTTTGGGGACAGGGGCGGGTTTGGGGACAGGGGCGGGTTTGGGGACAGGGGCGGGTTTGGGGACAGGAGTGGGCTTAGGGACAGGGGCGGGCTTAGGTTTTGGGATCTCAGCTGATTTGGGGGCTTCTACTATGCTCTTTAACAAATATGGGGGTGTTCCATGGAGAGTAACTGTGACGGAATCTTCCGTTGAAAGACCATGATTTTGTTTAGTCACATCTGGTGTGACAACAAGACCGCCTGGTTTTCTGTATGTTATTTTTACTACATTTGGATTAACAATTTTTAACACTTTTCCAATGATAGTGATGTCGGCAACGGGGCTTGGCGAAGGTGACAGCGACCCTCCTGGGCGAATGGGTGCTATGGTTCCAGACGGTAAACCCGGGAACAGCAGAGACTGATTCACAAGAGTTCCATTGGGAAACATATTATATAATAAGAGAACTCAATATTTTATTATCACCATATCGACAGAACTGATATCTTAAGGAGACGTGTTACTTATAACCCAAATGTCTGTCCAGCTATTCACCGGCGATGGCTCTGTCTTCTTTGTCGATGAGGAGGTTGCCAAACAATCTGAGACCATTGCTCATATCATCGAGGATACGGGAACTGAAGATCCTGTCCCCATCCCCAATGTGGATTCCGACACGTTGAAGTTGATCATCCAGTTCTGCGAGTTTTATTCACATCATCGTCTTGAAGAAGAGGAAAAGGAGTTTGATTCAGTGTTTTTTGATATGGAGATTGACAAAAATATCCTTGTCTTGTCGGCTGCCAATTTCCTAAACATTTCGCGGCTACTCAAGAAGGCGTCTATGGCAGTTGCCCAACTCATCCGCGGACGTTCACCAGGGGAACTTCGTACACTTCTGGGAATCAAGCAGGAATATACAAAGGAAGAAATGGAAAGTATCATGCACGAGAATCGGTGGGCATTTGGCTCCAAGGTACAGGTCGCATATCGTCAGAACTAGAATATAACAACGGCTTTGAAGTGTATCAAAAAAACATGCGTGCTACTACCATGCACGTTTTTATTCCTACTTCTCGCCCCATCATAATCACTCGCCCCACGCGGGTTGTTAGGTCTAGGCTGTCTCCCACGAGCATTGATATGATTACAATCTGGTCCGAACGCAGTTTTTCCACGAGTGTTCTCCTTGGTGTGTTTTTATTTGGAAAAATGGTCATAGAAGCAGCCGAGAAATCAGTTACGCCCAAGGATCGCGAAATTAATTATGATTCCGATGATTCTGAAGAATAATTTACTTATGTAAACTCACACCACGAAACTCGTCACGCAGCCTCAGGTTAACATCATCGTGAATCAGGCCATCAATCCAAATAAAGTCAGCCATGTTGCCAGTGACAATTTCCAAGTTGAGGATCAGAGCAAACAGTCTCTCGAGAGTGCCAGCAATGTGTCGGGTCCCAGTTTCCGTCAGGAAGGTTAGAATATTTGGCAATACTTTCTTGGTAAAGTGCATCATTCTGCAATAGTTTTTCTTGGGGATGACAAATGTGTGGAAAAGTGCCAACTTCTTGCTCTCAAGAAGAATGGGGTCCACTGGAACCTGGAAGAAGTTGCTATACTGTTGGATGATGAACTGCCACGCGCCT